CGCCAGACATACTCTCCATTGGTTGTACTTCAGCAGCAGGAGAACTGATGTCTGGTGCATTTGTTGCAAAGAGAGACTGACCAACACGTATAGATTCTAAGAAATCTACACCAAAATCACTAACTACATTATTTGGAATAACGAATTCCCCATCAGTCAACATAGCGGGAATTTGATCAATGCCTGGTGTTCCTTTCACCAAACCACCTTTGTTAAATCCTGGTGGTTTGGAAGGATCCATTGACGTATTAGGATCTGGATTTTGATTAGGATCTGGATTTTGGTTAGGATCTGGGTTTTGATTAGGATCTGGGTTTTGATTTGGTAGATCCGGTAAGAATGGTCCGATATAAGGAATTTTTTTTATTTGTTCGTTATAAAATTCCTTAGCGGCTTCTGTAATTACACCAATAAAATCTCGTCCTGGTTTTGTAAACAATCCAGCAGCGGCAACAGCAGCAAGTAAAACAGCAACTCTACGAAAACTACCACTTAATAAACCAAGTGCTCCTCTAGATGCAACGAAGACGCCAACAATAACTCCAAGACCTGTTAAAGTCTCTAGTTTTATTTCATTAAGTTTCTTTGTATTACCTTCCGATCGTGCTTTGAGTGCATCAATTACATTATTTGCTAACCATCCACCAATAAGTAAAAGGAAGAAATTACCTAACTTACCCAAAGTAAACGATGCTTTATTTGCTATCTTCTGTGCAGGTGCAATAGCAGCAGCTTCAATTTTCTTCTCAATTACACTCTCTTTACCTTCACGTAATTGTTGCTGTGCTAATCTTGCTTCTTGTGCTTGTTCTTGTTGTTCTTTCTGTCTTTCTAATGCTTGAGAAGTTGCTAAACCTGTACTGATCGCTTGTAACGAAGTATTCAGGGAAGCAACATCTCTATTGAGTTGAGTTATTTGTGTTGCAACTAATCCAAGTTGCAATGAGTTCTGATTGAGTAACTTGGTCGTTACAGGATCTGGTTGGGCAGGAGTCGCCGCTCCTCCTCCTGTAAATGCAAGGGGTGATATTAGTGATCGTCTACCGCCAGGAGTACTAACCATTCATTTGTTGGGCTTTTAAGTTTTCTTCTTCAATGTATTGTTGGAGGAAAGCAAGATAAATTTCTTTCTCCCAAGGTATCATATTTTCTAATTCTGTTAATGAATATTTATGGTGTTGCATCAAAGCAAAATTGATTCTGAAGTATGACTCAATATTAGTGTGAGCCATACTCACCCGAAAAAACTTGCTAATCCCTCAAGAACAACCTCATTTTCCACATTAGTATTTGGATTTGTCACTGTCATAGTATGAGACAACTTTGGCATTGTCACATAAAAGTTCTCAATTTCTTTAAATTGTTTAGAACTCAATTGCTCTACAAATTCACGAAGTTCTTTCTTAGTGCAATCTTTTGCAGACCAAGATTCTTCTTCACTATAAATCTGCTCAATGGATGACATAATCACATTGAAGGTTTCGTCAAGATTAATTTCACTAACAGCAAAGTTGTTCTTGACAAATTCTTCCATTGATGGATATCTCATTCTCAATGTGAGGTTATCATCAAGTTTGATATCCTTTGAGTGAGTATCATCAAACTGTACTTGAATCTCGTCAAGACTAATCAACACAGGAACTTTAGTTACACCATCATCAGGACAGGTAACAAGAACCTCAACTTCTTCACCAACAGACTTACCACGAATGTTGAGGAACAAATATTCAATATCAAAAGTAGAAAGTTCTTCTACCTTTACACCTCTTGTGAGGATACAAGACTTGATTACATCCTTAACAGCATTGACAATCTGAGAGAGATCTTCACTCTCCATTGCAATGACAAGAACTTTTTCTTCTTTGACTAGAAATGGTCTATACTTGATCTTTTTTCCAGTCGAAGGAATTACCAACTCATACGTTGGCGTAGCAATTTTTGGTAAAGGCATTACAATCCATGCACGTCAGTAAAATTATTTAGAGAGGTTATTATAATGTTCTTCTCTGAGCAGTAAAGGGAGCAGTAGTATAGATGTTTTCATTCAATATACTACTACCAACATCAAACAACTTCTCACTATTATATTCTGCCTTAAATTTTGGAGTGGAAGAATCAGACAAGAAGTTAGTATCTACATTGGCACTACCAGTTCGTACTCTGTTCAGTGCTTCTTCCGATTGACCACCAGTTCCAGTTCCACTTGGTGGTTGATCTTTGTTACCAGTTGAGTTCAAGAAGTTTGCAAGAGAACTTGATTGTCCAGAGACATATCTATCATACTGGAATGTTGCTGTTGCTTTCAATATCTGGGAACCTTCATATGAAACTGTAGTAGAATCTAATGAAAGAGGATACAGACCATAGAATCTGTACTCGACATATCTCTTATAATCTTTTTCAAATTTTGTAATTATAGTTTGATCACATTTATACTGCTTCGGATAGTTCATTCTAAAGTAGTAACCTGGTGTCAAGTTACTTTGACCATCTCCAAACTCAGTTCCAGATGAGATGAACTCCATCCAGTGTTCAATAAACTTTAGAGATCTATATGTGTTATCAACATAGAACTCCATAGTCATTGGAGTGAATATTCTGGTATGTGCAAATTTCTCTGCAAGACCCATAAAATTACCTGTGACATCTGCTGTAGCAAATCCACTTCCAGGTAAGATTGCTCTACTACATAAGAGTCCGATTGTCTCAGTGATATATCTACTATCAATGCCTCTCTGACCCAAATACTTTCTCAAAGATTCGGCAAGACCACCAAACTGCACCATATAGTGTGAGGTTAGCGAAACCTGCCCAATGACTGGTTTTATTTGAGATATCTTTTTCGGAATTGGTCTTGGCACTCTAAATACTCTTAGGTGATTGTTTAGTTATTTAGATGTCATACAAGGGAAAATACAAACCTTCCTATCCCAAGAAATATAAGGGTGATCCGACCAATATTGTATACCGTTCTCTCTGGGAACGCAAGTTTATGGTCTACTGTGACAACAATCCAAACGTTTTAGAATGGCAGTCAGAAGAGTTCTGTATCCCATATCGTTCACCAGTTGACAATAAGGTTCATCGTTATTTCCCAGACTTCTTCATCAAGTATAAAGATGTGAATGGCAAGACCAGATCATCCCTGATTGAAATCAAACCAATGCGGCAGTGCGCTCCTCCACCTAAACCAAAAAGACAAACAAAGAAATATCTGAGTGAGGCATTTGAATATGCCAAGAATCAAGCGAAGTGGAAAGCAGCACAAGAATACTGTAAAGATAGAATGTGGGAGTTCAAGGTAATGACAGAAAAAGAACTTGGTATCAAGTAATGGCAAAGAAGAGAGAAACACTTCTCCAATCACAACGAAGAAAACTTGCTGAACAGAGGGCAGCAAAAGCAGCAGCAGAGGCAGCTCAGAGACCCACAGATACTGATGAAAATCGTAATAGGATTCGTGTAGTAACAAACAAAGTAATCGGTGTCAGAGACCCAGATATCGTGATGAATCAACTGCTTGAAGTCTTAGAAAAAGCAGATGCACCTGTTCCAGGAAAGTTATATGTCTACAAATACGTTGCAATTACTCCAGGTATTAGATACGATAGAAACCCTGTCGTACAGATAAGAAACGTATCAGACAAGGGTTGGGTGGGTCAAAATTTTCATTGGTTAGGAAAGGGTCAATCAATAAGAAATTATCTTGCAAGTGAAGTAATATCTGATGGTATCTACGAAATTTACCCATCAGAACTTAGAGATGTTATGATGTTGCCTATTAGAGATTTCAAAGTTGGCGGCTAAATAACTAAAAACCATCTAAATGGCAGACATTAGAGATAGAGATATTCGTGCAAGGGCAAGTTATGACCCTAGATTTGACAGGGTGAGACCTTCTGCAAAGAAGGCACAGGATGCTGCCAAATCGAAAGAGAAGCAAGGTGGTGATACCAAAAGTAGTCCTACTAAACCAGACACTGGACCAGTAGTCTATCGCTATCCAAGAGAAGCATTATCAGACACTACAGATGCTCTGTTCATATCAATATATGATCAGTTCAGAGGTGAAGGTGGAATGACATTCAACCAAGATGGTCTTGTACAATATATACCAAAAGATCCTGCAAAACCTCAAGGTAAGAAAATACCACAATTAGATCTCAGTAAACTTAGTGTTCCAAACGCAAGTGATTTTTTTCAACAAAATCCAGATAAAATAAAGAAGAAAAATCTAAAGCATATTTACTTACCAATACCCCAACAGATAAGTGATTCT